TTCTTGTTAATAATTTTCCGCAAGTAGAGAAATATATGAATCCTAAATATTATCAAGTAAAAGTTGGTAATTATGCAGTTAGTGAAGAAGAAATATGTCATCCGATAGGACAAGAAGATATACATATCGTTCCTGTCATTAGTGGTGCTGGTAAAGGATCAGGAAAAATATTATTAGGTGTTGCATTAATTGGTGTTGCTATTGCAACAGGAGGTACGTCTTTAACTTTTGGTGCAAGTGGCTTTGGTGCTGTCGAAGGTGCAAGTATCGGTTTTAGTGTCATAGCTGGAAATCTAGGTTTAGGATTAACACTTATGGGAGTGAGTGAAATGTTATTTCCTTTACCTAAACCACCAGAATTTAAATCAGAACAAGATCCGCAATTATCATTTAGTTTTTCTGGTACGCAAAATACATCAAGAGCAGGTACTCCAGTTCCAATAGTGTATGGAGAAATAGTTACAGGATCAGTTGTTATAAGTGGTGCTGTTGATACTCAGCAGGTACAAGCATGACAAAAATACCAAAAAAAATTATTAGAGGTTCTGGTGGTGGTAGTCCTCCACCTCCTCCTCAACCGACTAGAGCACCTGATACTTTACATAGTAGACAGTTTGCTACTTTTCTTGATCTTATTTC